ATGACGAAATTGGTCAAGACGAGCTTCACAATCCTATTGGTAAATCAGATATTTCTTTTGTACCTGTTATTTCAGGTTCGGGGGGTAATTTCGGAAAGGTGTTACTTGGAGTGGCCTTGATCGGTTTATCTTTTACGCCAATGGGCGCAGGGCTTTTTGCGGGCGGTTCAGGTGCAGGGATAGCGGGTGGCGGTGGATTGATAGGTGCAACAGGTTTATATGCGGCGGGGGCTTATGGTTCGGCGGCTCTCGGTCTAATCGGTGCAAGTTTAGTTTTAAGTGGTGTTAGTGGGATGCTGTTCCCTACACCAAAAACGCCTGAATTTTCAAGTGAACAAGACCCGCGTTTGTCGTTCAGCTTTTCAGGAACGCAACAGACTAGCAGAGCGGGAACGCCAGTACCGATTGTTTACGGCGAAATTTTTACAGGTTCCGTTGTTATTTCTGGCGGTATTGATACGGAGCAAGTTCAGGCATGACTGATAAAAGAAAAATTATTCGCGGTTCAGGTGGTGGAGGTTCGCCACCGCCTCCAAGACAACCGACAAGAACACCTGATACGCTACACAGCAAACAATTTGCAACTTTTCTTGATCTTATATCAGAAGGAGAAATTGAAGGTTCTGCATCGGCTTCAAAGGAAGGAATAACAGACCGCACTTCAGCCGCTTATGTTAATGCGTATCTTAAGGATGTTTTTTTAAATGATACCCCTGTTCTAAAAGCTTCAGCCAGTTCATCAAGTCCATCGGATACAGATTTCAATTTTCAGAACGTAACATTCACACCGCGTTTTGGCACAGCCAACCAAACAAAAGTTGATGGAATTGAAAGTTCTTCTTCAATAACACCTGTCGGCGTTACAGTCACAGCGGCTTCGCCAGTAACGAGACAGATTACAAATTCAAATGTTAATCGAGTAAAAGTATCAATAACGTTTCCACAAATACAAAAAGCAACAACTGACGGTGATCTTTTAGGCTCAACTGTTGAATTAAAAATTGCTGTACAATATCAATCAGGGGGTTTTACTGATGTTATTACAGATACAATCACAGGTCGTACCGCTGACGCATATCAAAAAGATTATTCAGTTAAACTTGATGGGCCGGGCTTTCCTGTTGATATTAGAGTCATAAGAGTTACAGCGGATTCAACAGATTCTTCTTTAATAGATTCTTTCCAATTTTCAAGTTTCGCAGAAATAATTGACGATGTAAGCACTTATGCAAACTCAGCATACAACTCAATAAGGCTTGATTCTCAACAGTTTAGCGCTATTCCCCGCCGTAAATATCGGATTCGTGGAATAAAAGTAAGGATTCCGGGTGCGGGTGCTTCTAGTTCAGGAACGCCAACTGTCGATTCTGCAACAGGCCGGATTGTGTACCCTAACGGTTATATTTTTAATGGCGTTATGGGCGCTGCGGTTTGGACAAGCTGCCCCGCGATGATCTTGCTTGATCTTTTAACTACAGAAAGATATGGATTTGGAACGCATATTGCAGATGCAAACCTTGATTTATTTTCTTTTGTAACCGCATCAAAATTTGCAAATACTCTTGTTGATGATGGCTTAGGCGGACAAGAAGCGAGATTTTCTTGCAACGTAAATATTCAATCTTCTAGTTCCGCATTTGATTTAATAAATGAACTTGCGGGCGTGATGCGTTGTATGCCGATATGGTCAACGGGTTCTATATTATTGGCACAAGATTCCCCTAAAGATTCCTCGTTTCTTTTTTCACTTGCCAATATTTCAAGCGATGGATTCAATTATTCTGGTTCAAGTCTAAAACAAAGGCATTCTGTAATTTCTGTCAGTTATTACAACATGGATTCGCAAGATATAGATTATGAAGTTTTTGAAAATACTACATTATCAGCAAAAATTGGAACTGTTGTTAAGCAAGTAAAAGGTTTCGCGTGTACATCACGGGGGCAGGCGCAAAGATTGGCAAAGGCAATTGCATTTTCAGAAGCAAATGAATCTGAAATGGTGACGTTTACAACATCAATGGAAGGCGGCTTAATGTGTAGGCCGGGCGCTGTAATCAGCATCAATGACCCTGTTCGCGCGGGGGTTAGAAGAAGTGGAAGATTAAAAGCAGTTGGAAATGCAGACGGTACAGATACAACATCGGTTTTTACAGTTGACGATACAGAAAGCACTGATCTACCAACAACAAACAGCCCGACTTTATCTTTAATTTTGCCAGACGGTTCTGTCGAAACAAGAGATATTTCTGATATAACAAATGGCGTAGTCACAGTTTCTTCGGCGTTTAGTCAGACCCCAAACGCAAACACAATATATTTAATACAAAATTCAACTGTAGAATCTCAAAAATTTAGAGTAATTACAGTTGAAGAGACAGATTCAATAAATTATACAATTACAGCATTATCTTATATTGATACAAAGTATGCCTTTATTGAAGATGGCGCAACTTTACCTGTTAGAAATATTTCTATCTTAAATCAACTACAACCACCCCCCTCTAACCTTTCAGCGATAGAAACAATTATACCAATTAATAATCAAGCTGTTTCAAAAATCGTTCTTAGTTGGCAGCCGATTGTAGGAGTTATTGAATATCAAGTAAATTATCGTTATAACAACGGAAATTTTGTTTCAACAAAAGTTTCAAGTCCTGATTTTGAAATATTAAATAGTCAACTTGGAACATATGAATTTCAAGTTTTTAGTTACAACATAAACGCGCAACTTTCTGCGACTTCAAACAATCTTACTTTTAACGCTGTAGGTAAAACTGCACTTCCTGAAGACCCCACAGGTTTAACTATAGAGCCTGTTTCAGACCTCTTTGTAAGACTTCGTTTTGACCCTGCAACGGACATTGACGTTACTCACGGTGGCTCTATTTCCGTGCGCCATACGCCATCTGTAGACCCTGCTGTTGCAACATTTAGTAATTCAACAGAAATTATTCCTAAACTTTCAGGAAATATTAGCGAAACACTTGTCCCCGCTTTAACCGGGACTTACAGTATTAAATTTATTGATGATGGTGGGCGCAGATCAAATAACGCTGCAAGAATAATTGTTACACAACCAGACCCTCAACCAAATCAAATATTATTAACAGAAAGAGAAGATACAGATTCTCCGCCATTCCAAGGAAATAAAGTTAATACTTTTTATGATGCAGATTTTGATGGTCTGTTATTAGATGGTACTACATTATGGGACTCAATTACTCAAAATATTGATGACTTGTCAAATATAGATTTTGCCGGCCCAATTAACTCAAGTGGTTCTTATGAGTTTCAAAATATTATTGAAATGGGTGGAATTTTCAATCTTACTTTAAAACGTAGATTTGTAACTTCTGGTCTTTTACCAAATGACCTTATTGATTCGAGAACAGCAAATATTGATACATGGACTGAATTTGACGGAACTTTAGCAGAGGATGTCAACGCCAAATTGTTAGTCGCTACAACAGAATTAGACACGACAACATCAACAGCCGCCACTTACGAACAAAGCGGCACGACAATTACAATTACAAAATCGTCACATGGTTACGCTGTCGGCGATCAAGTCGTTATTGATTTTACTGCGGGAAGTGCTGAGGATGGTAATTATGTAATTCAAACAGTACCAAACGCAAATACTTTTACAGTTACAGCATCCACAAGTGCAACAATATCAAGTGGAACATCTTGCACATACGGTGCTAATTTTTCACAATTCAATACTTTTGCAAATGGAGAATATAGAGCAAGAGGGTTTAAATTTAAAGTTGAACTTACATCAAATGACCCAGCACAAAATATTAATGTTACAGAACTTGGATATGAAGCAAGTTTGAAAAGAAGAACTGAAACTGTAAATTCAGCAATTGCAAGTCAATGCGCAACAACTGGTTCTGCGAAGACAGTAACTTTTTCAGACCCGTTTTTCACGGGTACTGGTTCTTTAGGCGGCTCAACAACAGCATTTCTTCCAACTGTCGGAATTACTCTTGAAGGCGCATCAAGTGGCGATTTTTTCAATATAACTTCAATTACAGGAACACAATTTGTGATTGAGACAAGAAGTAGTAGCGGCTTAAAAGATTTAAACTTTAAATATACAGCTCTTGGGTTTGGTAAAGGTGGTTAAGAAATAATCGTTGATTTGGTAAATATCGAAAAAATAGGTAGAATAAATTTAAATATTAGTTCATTTTTTATTGTTATTACTTTTTATTTGTAATTAACTCTTTTAAATGTAATTAAAAAACTCTCAAATCCATTGGTATAACTAGCAAATGGCCACAGCAGACTATGTAATAGCCAACCAATCAGGGGCGGCCTTCCGGACAGACTTAAATAATACCCTTGCTGCAATCGTAAGTAATAACTCAAATTCTTCAGAGCCGGCCACAAAATATGCTTACCAATGGTGGGCTGATACTTCCGCTAATATTTTTAAAATTAGAAATTCATCAAACAACGCATGGATAAATTTGTTTTCTCTTGCGGGTGGTATTGATGTAGATGCACAAAGTAATTTTAGAGCAGATATAAGACTTCATGGAACAGGTAATAAAGATTTCTTTTTTGATGCTTCAGCGGGCACTATGTTGCTTGATGATAATGCGAAAATGATATTTGGGACAGATTCAGATTTACAAATTTTTAATGATGGAACAAATTCTTTTATAAAAGATAATGCTGGAGCCTCATTTACTATAGCTGCAACTGAAAGCATAGCTATCAAAACAAATAACTCAGAATTTGCTGTAGCCGTTAATAAAAATGCTGGTGTGGAATTATTTTTTGATGGCACAAAAGCTGCCGAAACTTCATCTTTGGGATTTGCTATATCAGGTGACAAAACATTATTTATCGGTTCTGCTGGGGATCTTAGGTTAGGGCATGATGGTAGCAAATCATTTGTATTGAATGAAAATAGTAATAATAACCTTGAATTGCAATCTAATGGTGGTGTTGACATAATGCATGGAACTGAATACATGGCAAGATTTATTGCAGATGGTAATGTTGTGCTTATGTTCGATAGTCAAGAAAGACTTAAAGTTGATAACACTATTTGTTGTGCATTAGACAACTCAGCAGGCACATCTGGTAAAGGCATAATTGGGTTTGGTAATTCTGGTATGCCTTTTATTGCAGGTTTGGATACAGGTAATCATGGAAGTGGTTCAAAAATGGAGTTTTTTGACGGTGATGGAGATTTGTTTATACAGTGTTTAAGAAATAGTATTGTAAGATTTTATGCTGATGGTGCAGATCAGTTATTTACTAATACTTTTGGCCTACAAATGAAAAATGATAAAAAAATATTATTTAAAAAAGAAACAAGTACATCTGGTTCTGTAGTTGTCCTTGATTTTCAAAAAGATAATCCTACAAATAATGTCGGAGATATTTCTATGACTAACAGTGCTGTAACTTACAACACAGGTTCAGATTATAGGTTAAAAGAAAACGAAAGACCTATTGATGACGCAATCGAAAAAGTTAAATTATTAAAACCTTACTATTTTAATTTCATAGAAACACCAGAAACTTTAAGTCAGGGATTCTATGCACACGAAGTATCTGATATTGTTCCAACTGCTGTTAAAGGTGAAAAAGATCAAGTTGCTCTTAATGGTATGCCGATCTATCAAAGCGTAGATTATAGCAAAATAGTTCCAATGTTAGCCGCTGGACTAAAGGCACTTATTGAAAAAGTTGAAAAACTTGAAGCAGCTTAATATACTAGGGTAATACACATTTTAACCATGACCCCAGAAGAGCTTATCCAAGAAACAAAAGAATCTATTGAGTTTAATACAAAGAAAATAGAAATATTAGACAAAGATATTGACCAGATAAAACAGGAAGCACAACAAAAAATAAATCAATTACAGCAAGATAGAAACTTAATAGTTGGACAGATAATTAAAGATCAAGGTGGTGTAGAAAAGTTAGAAAAATTGATTAATGCTAATAATAAAGTAGAATCTAAATAAATATTAATTTGACATGGCTGTTACAACTTCTTGGGAAATAAATACACTGGAGCGTGATGTATCAGATGGATACGTTACAAAAATAATTTATAGAATTAGAGGTTATTCTGATTCGGTAGAAAAAGCAAGAAAAACAGGTGAGGTAAATTTTACTAAACCTGAGTCATTGCCTAGTGATTTTATAGCATTTGCAAGTCTTGATAGTGCAACAGTTATGACATGGCTTAAAGATTCAATAGGTTCAACAAGAGTAGGAGAACTAGAGACTCAATTAAAAGCCGAAGTTAATGAAGTTGTTACTCCTACTACTGCAAAAGGTGTACCTTGGTCTTAATTTTCTAGAGTATAAGAAAGTTCATCTTTATTCCCGATAATACCTTTAGGCCAAGTATTAAAAGCTAAACTATATCTTAAATTATTTGATTTATTGATAGGAACGCCATGAGTTATGTTGCTTGGAAATAAAACAAGACTTTTTGACTTAAGGTTTAATTTATAAATATCTGAATTAAATTTATTTTTTTCTGTCGTATTTAAAGAAATTTCTCTTGTAAATTTTTTAAACATTATCGGTGGTAATGTTTCATCTAATAACGGATAAAAAACACCGCTTATTAAACTGTTTGAATGTGTATGATTTTGATGAAAGTCACCTTTCTTTGCTTTGTTTACCCATGATTGAGTAATAACGACTTCATCATCTGAACCATAAATATTTTTTACATATAATTTTATTTGATGTTCTATAAATTTTTTTAACTCACCAAGTTCTGGTCTATTCAAAATAAAAAAATCTTTAGAGATTCTTGTAAGACCTTGAATATTATCTTTAAAATCTAAATTTTCTATAAATTTTAATTCTTGAAAAATACTTTTTTCATAAGTTGATACAGTCAAAGGGACTGCAAACATTTCAATAAGTTCATTTTGCATTAATTTTTTCTTGCATTTGTCTTGTCATAAATGAACTCATTAAATATAAAGGTGCAATGGTGGGTAAAATAATTAACATTGATATAATAAGAGCGTGACTTATCGCTCGGAGGATAGCTTCTTGTATCATGGCAAAAATTTCTCAAATATTATCTATTTTAAGTTTTATAATCAGCGCGTCAATGTTGGGCGCAGGGGTTTATGGTTACATGATGGTAACAAGCGATGATTTTAAAGAAAAAATGATTCAACAAGTTATTGATAAAATACCTTTACCAGAAATGCCTAAACTACCAAAATCAACAGGCAACGTAATTCCATTCTAAATAGTTGACAACCTTATTTAATTATATTATAATTAGGATGTAACAAACCAAGGAAACCAAAATGGCTAAAACAAGAAAACTAACCGCTACTTTTGAAAACGGCGCAGAAGTAACAAGAAAAACAGCAAGAACCTATACACACGTTGTTAAAGGATATTGCAAAGGTTTTTACCCTGATGAACCAAACAAAGAACGCTGTTGTTTCGAGGCTTGGTGCGGAAGACCTGATCTAATGCAAAAGCAAGTTGAACAAGCAAAAAGACAGGGAATGAAAAGAATTTTAATTGCAGAAGTAAATGACCCTTGGGCTGAATAATCAGCCCCTTTTTTTATGGAAATACCAGAAATAAATATTCCTAACATACATATTCCAGAGCCTATCCATATTGAACCGCCTATCGTCCTTGATACGCCTGCTTCTATTAATATGGGCGTTCCTGTCATTGATGCCCCTTGCGCTGTTGTACGCGATTCTTTGACGGGTGGAAAAGATCATTTTACAAATGACCCCGATGGAAATGTTGCTTTATGCGATCACACCGCGCCATTTTATTTTGCGCCTGATTATTCGCCATCAGCAAAAATAATTACACCAAAACCAAACACCAAAACTGAAGCGCCTGAAATACCAGATATAAAA